TTCCGTAGTCAGGCACAAGTTGTCGAAGCAATGTCTGACCCTAGGTATGACAATGATCCTGCTTATCGCCAGGACTTGATTGAAAAACTTGAACGATCTGACGTACAATTCTAATGCTTGAATTACTTGCAGTAACCACCTTTGTTGCCTCTTGGTATGGTGATTACTTCCATGGTCGCACTGCTGCTGATGGAAGTATTTATAACATGTATGCATCTACTGCTGCACATAAGACCCTACCATTTGGTACCAAACTGGAAGTTTGTTATGACACATGTGAGGTTGTAACCATTACAGATAGAGGTCCGTTTATTCCCGGACGTGACCTTGATCTTTCTAAGGGAACAGCTACACGCATTGGTATGAAAGATGTAGGTGTAGCACCTGTTACTATTACTCAATTAAATTAATGAAATCTATTATTGCAACCGCCGGTATCCTCCTGAGCACTGCTGCTCCCGCTCTTGCTGGTCCTTATGTGAATGTTGAATCTAATTCTGGATGGGCAGGTAATAAGTACTCCTCCACTCTGACTGAATTCCATGTTGG